TGCGTAACCTCATGTGTAAAGTTTACGATGACAAATCAGTTATTGTTTGTGAACCCACCAAAATTCAGAAAACTGTCATGAAAGCTGTTTCTGGTACGGTAGGTAAGTTTTAGGGAGTTTGGGATAGAGCAAGTCTGTATCAGCCGGTGCCGTCAACGCTGGGAAGTATACGGAGCCTATGCCTAATCCATAACCTAGATTGCTATAAGCATAAACATTAGCAGCTGCTAACGCTGTTGTCGTTGCTGCATCATAAAGTCTAAAGTCAAAAAGTTGTGTAACTGGTACGTACTCTAGAGGATAAAGATTGATAGTGTACTGGAAGAGCAGGAGCCAATCGTCCGTCTCCCAGATAGAACGGAATACCTCTACGTTGTTTAAGCTGAAGTCTATAGGCGTAGCTGGGTCTGCCTTAACTGGCAAAGGAACAAGCGCAAAGACTATTGCCGCGACTGCGACTGTGAAGCTAGCGATTGTTCTTTTAACCGCTCCGCCCATTGGATTATGGTATTCATTACAATAGGTCTGCGTGGGAAGCCTCCAGTCTTTTGCCAGTAATAAGGGAGTGTACGATCAACTCCTATCCTCCTTGATACACTGGCAACACCAACTTTTCGCTTTGCAATGACTTTACCATTCTTATCTTTGGTACCTAGCAAATAGTCTAAAGCACTGTGGAACTGCATCTCTTGTTCTATTGCAGCCCTTAAGTCCACCGGTACCCTAACCTGTTTTCCTGCTAAATTTCTCATACTTAAATTATAAACCCTCATTGCAAGGCAACATATTATTTACATACTACCCCCCCAGTGTATGTAGAACTTTTTCTACATAAGCTTAAAAAACATGTGCTAATAATTTTGAAAATATTATTCAAGGGGGATTTTCAAAATGAAAGCAATAGGGGCAGGTATGGCGCTACTTGCATTAGGCTTTATGATGTTTCTTCTTATGCCCATCATCATGCCTCAAGCGCAAGATATGCTTACTACCACACAGACACAAAGCTTTACCAATGTTTCCACAACAGATTCTGGCACTGTAACCCTAACACTTACTGATCCGGCTTATGAATCCAGACTAACCTCTATTACCAACATCACTTCATCTGTAAGCATGGATAACCCAGTAGTTACAGCAGTATCAGCAGACGGCAAAACCCTCACAGTCGCAGGATTGACACCATCAACGCTAAGAACACTCACAGTGGCTTATTTAGTCGATGCAACTGCTGACTTTGTAGGGCTTAACGTCTTAGTACGTACTATGCCAACAATCATCATGATTGCAGGCTTAGGCATTGGTATCGTAGGTGTATGGCAAGCTGCATCCGGTAGACGTTCATAGTCTATCTGAAAATAAAAGCAGAATTTTGAAGAAAGGAGGAGACACCCTGTGAACGGCAAAATTATAGGCGGTATCATCGGAATGTTTGTTACCCTGTTTGGTATCGTGCTCAGTTTGACCATAGTTATGCCTATGGTATCTGACATCACCAGCGACCCAAACATCGCAGACTACACCGGCCTCGCCACAATCCTAAGCGCTTCACTGACAATCATAGTCCTTGCCGGACTTGGTTTCAGCATTTGGGCTTTGTGGACTGGTATCCAGAACAAAAGAGTCGGTGGCAGATCAGAGGGAGCCTAACCAGAAGTTTCGCAGGTAAGCTAATGTATGGACTATACACTGTATATAACCATTCTAGGTGTCGCAATGATTTGCGGCGTAACCTTCTTTATTTGGCGTAAAAGTCAAAAAAAGAAAGAACGCTTAGTAAACACGTACACCATTACAGAAGATATGCGTATTGTTCCCATTAGCTTACCTGTGGAAGATTGCTATTGCTACCATAAAACAGGCGGGCAAGCATGGTTTATCTCACCTGAGTGCATGGTGGTTGAAAAGAGTAGTGGCAGAACCATTCTCATAGTCGATGAAAGAGATGCTTTACCACAAGCCATTACAAAGAAAGCTGCTAAAAGGCGTGAAAAGTACGAAAAGTGTAATGCTCATAAAGTGTCTTTTGACGTATCTGTTATAGGCGGTAAGTGTTTCCTCTCTTCGATGGCTCGCTTTTCTGAAAAGGCAGCGAGAGATCAGAAAGCAGACTTCCTCAAAACCTGCATTGTCATATTAACCGTTGCATTTGGTGTTATCGGACTAATTATGTTTGTGGTAGGTAAACTCTAATGCATTACCTAGTAATTATGCGAGAGCATAGCATTATAACTGTGCCTAAGAAATGGCACATATTGAAGCGTAAGCGTATTAGCGAACAGCGTATGACTATCCCATACGAAGAAATGCTAGTAGTAGCAGACAGTAAAAAAGACGCAGCCATTAAAAGTGGATTAGACAGAAGATTTATAAGCAAGGTGATATTACAGATTCCAAACGCTCTTGTATTAGATAGCATAGATGGTATAGGTCTTGAGTTCGTATGTAAGAAAGATATCCCAGCAGGGGCTCAAGTATTTACCTTTGACAACAAGAATAAGAATAAGCTGTCGGTTTATTTCCTTATCCGTGATCATGATTTATTGGCAGACGCTAATGGTGTAATCCCACTCAAAAGCTATGAGAGGCCGGCAGATATAACCACAACGTCTAAAGATTTACGCAGATACACAGAATACGATGCAGAGGTTAAAACGCTATTGCCTCAAAAGAAACTCCACTTTGAAGCCGTATCAATGGGAGCCTTAATTGGCATATTCCTTATCGAGTTCGTCTTTATTTGGATAATGGTACAAGGATAAATAGATGGGTAATTTCCTTAATAACAATAATAAGACACCGCAAGCTGAAGGCATACTGAGTAACAACTGGGTAGAAGGCAACTTCAGCCAACAGCAATTACCTAGTGTCGCAAGAGATTTAGTAACACCCGGAGATGATATTGTAGCTCTCTTTATGCGTGGAGTTATAACGGCTGAACAACGGGTTGCTCTTACGTCTTTATACCTCAAGTTTGAAATGATGGAGTTCAAAGAGGGATTGGACTTTCTTAAAGCGTGGATGGCAGCAGGTGTATCTGTTGATGGTAAGGGCAGAGAACAATTACTGGTAGCAGGTACCGGTAACTATCCACCTTCATGGTTTGCTCCACAACACAAGAATAAGCCTTTTCAGAAACAAAAATCAAAAGAAGAAGAGGAAGGAGATTAGAAATGGCTAAAGTAAGTATGAGTAAGTATGTTCAATTAGCAAACAAAGAAATATCAGAAGGGTTACACCCGAGTGCAGCAATATACCATGCAACAGTTCAGTACCAAATGGATACTGGACGTTCTTATCATGGCAAGGAAATGCTTAATCGTGAACAAACAGACAAGCTAAATGCAGAATGGAAATCTGACTATAAAAAAATGACCGAAGAGGTTGCTAAATCTAAAAAACCTAAAGAGCTAAAACTTCAGCCAAAAATGCCTAAGACTGTTCGCAAACAGCTTGGGATGAGGAAATAAAACTAAGGAGTGTCAACATGGCCGCTGTCAAAAGAAAAACTACCAAAACCAAGACTAGGAAAGTCGCAACCAAACGCAAAACTTGTAGACGCAAGTAACTGGAATGGCTAATGGGGGGATTTATATGGGCATTTATTGGTCCGGAAGGCTCAGGGAAGAGTATCTCTATGGCTGCATATGCTCTACAGCATGGTGCAATTATAGCGAAAGAGAACGGATATCCACACTATGAAGCTTACTGCGTTGCCAATAAGCCCGTTATAGAGTGTTTCCCCCCGTTCCAGCTTCACAGCACAAATAGATGGCGCACTCAATTACTGCCTGAAAAGGTTTGCCATGATACAGATAACAAAGGCAAACTTAAATTATCCAATGACTTTAAAGTTGTAGATTGGATGAAATACGAATCTGCTACTGACAAAGCGACTATTAAAAACAACGTTGATTTCTTTGAGGGATATAAGAACATCCTGATTTTAATTGACGAGCTTCAAAGCTGGTTTGATAGGTTTAGACAAGGTAGCTCACTGCTAAGAATGTTTAATGGAATCTTAGCTCAACGTAGACGTAGGAATATTGGCATTATGTACACAGTGCAGAACTTTGACTGGGTACCGGCTGATATGCGCTTTTTGACTCACTACGTAACCATTTGCAAAGACTTATATTGGACGCCTTGGGGTAAAGAAAAGAAGCTTGAAAGAGGCGAGCAGCTTTCACTAAAAACCATCGACATGAAGGGATTTATCACAGGGCAGGAATATGCCACTATCGATTATCGTATTCTACATGGTAAGAGGATTAGGCCGTTCTATGATAGCTTTGGAGACGCTTCAGTTGTGAATGATGTCTATAAATTTACTCAAGAGAGGGAAGAGATAAAGCTTAGATTAGATGGTAAGTATGTTGATAAGAACGAGGAAATAGATTACATGGTAAAACAAGCTGAAAGAATGGCAGAAATGGAAACAGATAATAAAGCGTTTCTAGAAAATCTGGCAGCAAAAGGTGAAATTACCCCGTCTATGGTGTCCGATATAGGAAGACGATTACGCAGAAGCAAAGGAATGAATAATGAGTGATGAAGCAATCGCAATCCTTGAAGTAGCAGGCAGTCTCGATGCACTGAACACTACAGCATTGTTAGGCATTGAGATGGCATTCCTGATGATTTTAGCTAGCTTGGCATATT